AAATTTAAACCAAACAAAAAGATCAGAAACAAAATATATAAAAGAGCTTTGCGAAAAGCGATATCGGGGAGATTATAGTATTTGGGGGTGGAAAGATCCGCGAACGGCCTTGACTATTCGGTGCTATATTCCGTATTTAAAAAGGCCCCACTTTTTTTGTGCTTTTCGTGATCCGCGCTCCGTTGCGATGTCGTTAAACCGGCGAGATAAAATGCCGTTTGAAAAGGCGTTTGAGTTAGCGCACGAATATAACAGAAGAATATTAGGATTTTTAAGAGAGTGGTATTTAAACGATGGTTTCAGTCGTTCTCCCAGTCATTAGGCCTGAAAAAGCAAAGCACGCTGCCAAGTTAGCGGTACATAACGCAGGTGTAGCGCCAGTGGAATTGTTAATGGAAGAGGACAGGGATCGTATTGGCGCGCCCAAAATGGTCAAGAGGCTTGTAGAAAAATCAACTTATGATTTAGTTGCATTTATTGGAGACGACACACTGCCGCAGCCAGGATGGCTACGACATGCCATTGACGCAATGGCAACCTTACCGGATGGTTGGGGCCTTGTAGGGCTGAACGATAAAACGGGGCGAACGCTTGCTACGCATTGGTTGGCATCAAAAAAGCTTTTGCCCCTAATAGGGGGAGAGTTTTTTTCAACGGAATATTGGCACTGTTTCTGTGATAACGAGCTACAGGAGCGCTGTACTTATCTAGATCGATATGTATATGCAAACCAGGCGGTTGTTTATCATGACCACCCATTATTGACAGGACGAACAGTGACCGAGGACTATAGGAAAATTTACTCAGCTGAGTACTATGGGCACGATAGGGCTGTGTTTATGAACCGCCGGCCCATGTGGGCAACGGGGTAATATGGAAACAAAACTAAAAACAGCGCCGACAATTTATCCAGTATCGCTGACGAAGGCTAAACAACATCTAGATATTGATGAACTTGATACAGATTATGACGACTATATAAATTCAATTATACCGGCGGCAGTAGAAGCGGCAGAGAAATTTATGCGCCGGCGATTGATTACCCAAACATGGTATGCGTATCTTAATGAATTTCCAGATGGGGATAGAATCGTTTTGCCGTTTGGGCAGCTTCAATCAGTTACATCGGTTAAATACCGCGATACAGACGAGGCAGAAAGTACGTTTAGCAGTAGCTATTATATTGTAAACACCGATACCGATCCAGGGCAAATAGTTTTAGGATATAGCGAAAGCTGGCCAACGGATACATTGTCGCCCTCTTCACCGATAACCATAGAGTTTGTTTGCGGATATGGGGATGCGGCAAGCGATGTACCAGATGAAATAATTAGAGCGATAAAAGTGAAAATTGAAGAAATGTTCGAACAGCGTGCCGATATGCACGTAGGAGCGGGGGTAAACAGCATATTGAATTTACAAACGTTTGCCCGTGATTTATGGGGATACAGGCTGTACGTATGAGAAGAAAGCTTGTTTTTCAAACAAAAACAGAAACCGCCGATAATATGGGCGGGTTTACATATACATGGGCCGACACTGTTACGCTTTGGTGTGAGATTAGGCCAACAAGTGCTAGAGAAAAAGAAATGTACTCTCAGCTTGAGCACAGAGTCACTCACAGGATATTTCCCAGGCGATATAATAGCAGTATAACCCCAGAGATGCGAATAAAATATGGCGATAGATATTTGGAAATCCGAAGCGTTATGAATAAAAATGAGCGGGATAGAAAAATGGAGATTTTGGCAGATGAGGTAAAGAATGCTTAAATGGTATGATGATAGCCTAATAAAAAAAGCAGTTGAGGCGGTCGAGGTAGCTACGAAAGAATCCGCCGAAATTGTCCGCGACGATGCGGAAAGAATTATTCGGCGTGATGCTAAAAACCCGTCAACGCCGCCTCATTTAGCGAATGAGATACGAGTAAAAAAATCAAAGTATCGGCTGGGCGGATGGCTTGTTTACGCACAGCCGCCGCCAAGAGATGGGGCTGGAGGGTACACAGAACCATACCATGCATTTTTTGTGGAGGTCGGTATACCAAAAGGAAAACACAAGATGCGAGCAGTGCCATATTTGAGGCCCGCTTTGCGTATGAATAAAAAACGAGTTATGAAACAGTTTGAAAATATACTGCCGTGAAAGAACTGCTAAAAGATATATACTCTATTTACAACGCCGGGGGCGATTTAAAAGATAATACCACCGGTTTGTATTTAGTAGAAGCGCCCCAAGGCGCAGCGGAACCTTTTGTGGTATACCAAATTATTTCAGCGGCGCCGGACTACTATTTTGGAGGAGAGCTTTTAGAAGACCTGCTATTGCAGTTTGATATTATATCAGAGAATAATAGCGCTACAGAAGCCGTGGATTTATATGACGATTTAAAAGCCATGTACGACGATACAAATTTAACAGTTACTGGATATGGCCACGTATTATTAAGTAGATCCAGGTACGATTTAATAAGGCACCCAGAAGACAATATTTGGCGGATTAATGTAGACTATGATGTTTTACTCGAAAAAACCTAACGGAGCAAAGCTGTGAATTATGACAACATAAAACTTGGCATCGGGATACCCTTAGTAGGCCGGTTTTTAGATAGGGATTTTGTATTTCCCTTTTTTGTAATGGATAAGCCGTATCGGACTAATTTGTATTTGCCAAGCCGAGAAACTTACGAGTTTCGAGAAAACATAGCAGTTGTTCGTAATAGCCTAGTAGCGCAAGCGTTAGCAGATGATTGTACACACTTGCTAATGATGGATACCGATCAAAATCACCCACCGGAAACCGCAATGAAGCTTTTGTCGCATGACCTTGATGCGGTTGGCGCGTTAGTATGCCGGCGTTATGAGCCTTTTTATCCGGTTTGCTATAGGGGAGAAATTGGCCATTGGAAATATGTTAGTAGGGAAGAAATCGGCAGCGGCGAATTGATCGAGGTGGATGCAACGGGAACCGGATGTATACTATTTAATATGAGAGTGTTTAAGGATATAAGCGCCCCTTGGTTTGAGCTTCTTCCTGGTCCTAATGGGCGAACAGTGGGCGAGGATATCCGTTTTTGTTTTAAGTTAAAATCCGCTGGGTATAAAATTTACGTTGATACCAGTGTGCATGTCGGCCATTTAACAATGGCGACAGTTGATTTGGGGATGCACGATTTATTTATGGCCTGCAAGCAACACGAGGCTAATAATATGGCTAAATAACGCCATATACAAACGTAAAGCCACTTCCGACGGTGGCGAAAAAAGGGAGAGTTATTATGAGTTATAGACATGGAAAAGATTGTAAAGTTACTCTAGGAACCGACACCGTCGTTGGTATGGGCACGGCTTCTATTAGCGGCATTACCACCGACATGGCCGATTCGACCGCCTTTAATGACAACTGGAAATCGTTTTTGTTTGGCGCAAAGGACGGTGGTACAGTAACATTTAATGGCCTTGCTGATCCGGATGATGTTACGGGACAGGAGGTGTTGCAACAGGCGCAAATTAATAATACGGATATTGATAATTTGCGGATTTATATTGACGACACTTCCTACTACACCCCTTGCCAGACGACCGGCTGGTTGAGCCCATCGCTTACGAGCAACCAAGAAACGGTTAAAAGCTGGGTTAACGTTACATCGTACAGCCTTAACTATGACCGTAGCGACAACAATAAGGTATCTTTTGAGTGTAAAATTTCCGGTTGTATGGTGCTTGTGTAAACACTTGGCTATCGCTTGATTGCGCAATAGCCGGGTTGCCTAGGGAGGGTTTGCTCCGCCCTCCCTAGGCCTTAAAAAACAAAAGGAGCAAAAAAAGGAGCAACTTTAAATGGCCAGAATCACAAAGCCGAATCGCAGATGGTTTGAAATGGAAGGCGACCCAGATAATGCGCGTGTTGAAATAAAAGCGTTAACACCGGGAGAGCGGCAAGAAATAGCACAAGCAGCCCTAAAGCAGCGCCTGATTTACAAGCCTGGCCAAGATATGGAAACTATCCAAGAGTTGGACCCAGGGGCGGAGGCGTTATCCGTAGCGCGGATTTGCGTTGTTGATTGGGAAAATTTCTACGATATGAACAACAAGCCTATGAAATGCACCCCTAAAAATATAGAGCGGGCCGTCAAGCTAATAGACGGGTTTTCTCCGTTTGTTAGTAAGTGTTTAAGGAAAATAACAGAAGACATTGAAACGGAAAAGGACGAACAGGAAAAAAACTCTTAGACTACACTGACCGATTATCAGAAAAACCTGATTGCGGTTTGTGTAGAAAAGCTAAAAAAGCAAAGGGGATTGATCCAAATTGCAGCGCGTGTATGCCGAGCTTGTTAAACGAAAACGCAATACCTGTAAAAATTTTTGCGCGCGTACAACGGCAATTTATTACAGGCCCATCGGGGCCTATAGATCACGATCAATCGGCCATATGGCGATGGATTGATGAGCTTGAGATTGAGCGAGAAGACCGCGAATGGTGTTTTGAGCTTGTGTATTCTGCATGTCGGCAATATTTGCAGCGGGTTCACGAACAGCAAAAAAAAAGGACGAGTAAGTAGTGGCCACTTTAGGTAAAGCTTATATTGCTATACGCGCTCGAATGGAAAAGCTTCCATCTGATTTAAAAAAAGCGCGGACAGCTGTTGAAAAAGCAACTGGCCGAATGAACAGGGCAATTAATGCCGTTACTTTTGGTCACGTAGGG